AACCTGAAATTCATCGAGTGTTTTACTAATACCCGAGCAATCTTGCTGAGTCTTTGCATATTCCTCTTCGACCTCTTGCAAGTAAATTGTCTCTTTATCAATATTTGGAGTATGCTCCTTTAGTTTTAAAATTTCATCTTGGATGCGAAGATTCTCAAACTCAAGTCTAACATAGTCTCTATCGAGAGAAGAGAGATTACTTGTAAGTTCTTTCAGTTTCATTGACTGCTCAGAAATTTCGGTGACAATTTCCGATACTTCTTTGATATCTTTGTTGAAAGATTCAATCTCTTTGGCAAGCAACTGTCCCGAATGAGTCAAAATATCAACTCGGTCTGCTTTGAATTCACCACTAATTTCTTGTGTGCATGTAGGACACACATCATGACCTTTGAAAAACTTGAGATCTTTAGCAACCAATTTCAACTCAGATTTTTTATCTGCCTGACCCTGACGAAACGTCGATAGAGTCTTTACTGCGGCATCATAATCACCAATCTTACTTTCAGTTTCTTTAATATCATTTTCTACTTTATCTTTACTCTCTTTCACTTTTTGCATGAGAGAATAATTTTCATTATACTGCTGCTGCTTTTCTTCCTGACGATTTTCATTTACTTCCTGAAGGGAAGAGATAAGTTTTTGTTGAGCGTGGACTTTACCTTCAGCAAGAGTTAGAAGATGATCACAGTCTTTGCTTTGAGATTGTGCTGATCTGATTCTATCTTTTAGAAGAGTATTCATCGAAGAGAAGATTCCAATGTCTAGGAGATCTTCGATAACTTCTCTTCGATGAGCAGCAGTAAGCTGCATAAAAGGAACAAAAGTGCTACTTCCCAGAATAACAACTTGAGTGAAAGATTTGAAGTTAAGTTTAAGTATAGATTGCTCAAGGTATTTTTGCGTATCTTTTGCTGCAGCATCTTGATCAACTAGTTTATTGTTTTTGTAAATCTCAAATGTGCTTGGTTTGATTGTCCTAAAGACTCGATAATCATCAGGTCCGATACTAAAGCACACTTCTACTTTTAAACCCTTCTCGTTAATACTATTAACAAGTTGAGGTTTGTTAATCTTACGAAAAGGTTTATTGAATAATGCAAAACAAAGCGCATCTAGAATCGTAGATTTACCAGCACCATTTTGCCCAACAATTAGAGTTGAGTTACTCTCACTCAGAGAAACTTCAGTCCATTGATCACCTGTCGAAAGAAAATTTTTCCAACGAATACTTTCAAATAAAATCATTAGTCAGGAGGAATTACAAGATCATCTTTATTGATTACGGTATAAAAGTATCCGTAATTGTCACAATTTGCTGCCACTACATTCAAGTCTACTTCACATACTTCCAAACTACCAGTGTATCCATCTGCTTCTAACAAATTCCAATACCTTTGAGCATCGTCCTCTTCTTCAAATATTTGGACAGTCTTTACTCTATCTTTGTTAAAGACGGCGTATACACCACCAGTTTTAGTATCTGTAAGAATAAACATTAGATCTCACACGCTTCGATGTACAATGATCTCATGATGTTTTTTACACTACTGACATCAACTTTTAGATCGATATCATCTATGTATTTATCCAGTAGTGTCATGGTATCTTCGGTTTCCAACACCTCATTACCATTCTCCAATTCAACGCTAAGGTCTTCAATAATCTTTAGGTCTGCAAGACCGATGTCTTGAAGTAGTTTGACGTTGTAATCAAAATTGGCATAGTCACCTTTATCTTCGACGATAAGTTTGACATATGTGCCCTCAATATCTTTGGGCACATCCATTCCATCATTGTAATGGATTTTTGTAAACATGTCAAATGGGTTGCGATAAAATGTAGTCTTCAATGTTTCAGTATCGAAAACATGAAAACCTCGTTTGCAACCATAGTCATTCCAATACAATTGATATGGATTACCAAGATAAGTAATATTTCCTTTAGTGGATTTCATGTGATAGTGTCCACTAAAGACTCTTTTGAATTTAGAAAACACTGATGAATCCATACCATTATTCATCACATGACCAGGATGAGCCTCAAAACCGTTAAGCTCAAGATGCCCCATGCACACAGGAGCATCACTCTCCGTAACAACTCTGAGGGTTCGTTCGTAATTCTCATCACATATCCAAGGCAGAAGAAGAATAGGAAGACTATCAAAGTCAACGGTAGTAGGATCATTGTAGACTCTGATGTTGCCGTATTCTCCAAGTAACTCACTTGGGGCGTTAACTCGAAGGGTATTCTTGTAGTAGATATCATGATTCCCTACAAGCATGTGCATTTGAACATTCCTCTCAGCGAGAGGGTTAAACCACATATCTTTCGCTGCTTCCAGCGACATGAAATTGATAGATCGACGTTTGTCAAAGGTATCTCCTAAGGCAATGACCGTATCAATTTTATGTGCATCTATGAAAGGAAGCACGATTTCTCCATAAAATCTTCGGTAATGATCGATGAAAGACTGATTATCATTACGAACACCGAAGTGCTGATCAGTTATCAGAAGGATTTTCATTAGGTTGCTTTTTTTCTAGGTCACGGAGGCGCTTGCGCCAATAATCATTTTCAGACTGTTGCTGTTGCTCTTCTTGTCTTTCGGTCATCGTTTTGATTTCACGACTTTACGGATTATAGTCCGACTTGCTTTCGCAGTCAAGAAATATTTATCTTTTAGAATTCATTTCAACTCGTGACTTAATCTGATTGTAATCAGCATGACTATCTCCATCAGCACTGAAGACATGATCATATCCAGACTTCTCTAGAATTTTTTCTTTGATATCCATTTGACGCTTTTCTTTAGCAATGCGCCTTAAGAATGCATAGTAAACAATCTGAGTAAAATATGCAAAGGGATTCTTAGACTTACTTGGATCAAAATTGTCTATGTATTGAATACAATTCTCAATACCATCACAAACCATATCATCCTTATACATGTAGTTAATAAAGTTAGGACGATATGAAAGATGTGTAGCAATCTTCAAAAAACATCCGCCAATATAATTATTCACACGAGGTTTTGGAAGACCTTTTGCCTTAGCAATTTCAACCTTTTCCTTGTACTTAATGATAGCAGCAAGAAATTCTTGGTTATCTACATAATGCTGTCTTTTTTTAGGTTGAGTTTTCATATGGCGTATTCCTTTGGAAATAGTATAGCATGTTTGTTCTGACTTGACAACATCAGATATTCTCAGTATAATAACACTGTAAGGGTTCAGGATTCATATAGCTTTTTAAATCTCTTTCTAGCTTCTTCAATATCACCAAGATAACCTTCTGTATTTTTGAGGGTTGTCTTATTTTTTTGTTTCTTCTCTTCCGTACCTTCTTCACCAAGAACGTATGATTCATAAAGAAGAACTACTGCTGGACTCATACTAGAAACTAGTAAGATGTCTTTCTCACGTAAAATAAAGAAGTCTTCTTCGGAGAGCGACATCCATTTACTGAATCCCATCCCTCTGACCATTTTGGTATCATCAACTTCTTTAGTAATCGCTTGTATACAAACGGGATCTTGAATGAATACTAAAGATTCGCCATTGTCCTCTGTGAGAACTGCTTTGGCAAGAATCTCTTCCCCACTAACTAATTTGAAAATACCATGAAACTCTTCGTCGTGTCTTGCGTAATTAATCATAAGTTTTTACTTTTACATCGATGAGCTCATACTGAAATTTTTCTTCGTTATATACCTTAACTCTTTCCATCAAATGATTGAGAGTGTAGTTGTTACCTCTATCAGTAGAGATATCATCTGCAATATCATATAATGTTGCTTGTGATTTGTTTTCGCCTTTCCTCAGAACTCTACCTATAGATTGTAGGTTCCTCACTCTAGACTTAGAAGGAGAAGCGAAAATAACGTTATGTAATCTTTTGATGTTGATGCCTGTTGAGAAAGTGCCATAAGAGGCAACAATGATTGCATTATCAGATTGTTCAGTTAGCAACCTGATATCTTCGCGGTCATCTACATCTACACCACCATGCACAAAATGCACAGGTCTATCTGTGTGACTATTTATCATCTCGTAAAGAGGCACTCCGTGACGCTCTACATAGTTGAAGAGAACAAGAGTGTTTCCCTCTAGATCACATGCGAGATTGCGGATAAATTTATTTCTACCTTCATGCTCTACGAGGTAACCAATCTCATCCTGGTATCCTTCAAAGAGTTTTTCTTCGTGCTTCATCAGCACAATCTTAACTTTGAGTTTGGCAACATGACCTGCTTGCATTAGTTGAGCGGTTCTAGTAACTTGAGAACATCTGCCGAACACGCCTTCTAGAACTAACTGATTGACATTCGCACCGTCAAGTGTTCCTGTAAATCCGATACGATACTTACACTCATGCAACTTACCCATCAGAGAAGTAAGAGATTTAGCTTTGAAAAGGTGCGCCTCATCACCGATTACTACGTCGAACCTGTCAAACCACTTTCTAGGTTCCTTATAGATCGACTGCCAAGTGGTAATTACTACCTGATGGTCCGTGTATTTTTCTTGCCCACCGTATATCTTGTGGCAATTATCGGCACACATCCAACCGTATTCTGTAAAATCCTTGTACATTTGCTCGACAAGGGAAGTAGTAGGCACTACAATTAATACATTCCTATCAACGTTTGCATGGAAGCGCACCAATGCATAGATCATTAGAGACTTACCTGATGCTGTTGGCGATAATAGTAATCGTCGGTTGTATTTTAGTGCTTCGTATATTGCCTTATATTGATAGTCGCGCACCTTTAACGCAGGTGGAAGTCCTAAGGATTTTACGAAACCAACTACCGACTGAGGAGTAATAAAATCATTCTGATCTAAGGGATGGCCAAAGAACTTACAGTCTTCCATTCGATACTTATATCCCTTCTCATCCGCCCAGTCCATGAGATAGTCTAGGAGTCCGCAATATATCTCTCCCGTTGCTGGGGAATAAAGGCGGATCTTTCCGTCCCAACCTTTCCAACGCTTTTGTTTCTGCATATACTTTGCAGATTCAACTTCAAAACAAAAGAAGTCTGCTAACTCATAATTGATGTGAGGTTCTGCTTCAACTTTAAGATAAACTTCATTCTTCTTACGAATAAGGAGGTCCATAAAACCATGCCACAAGAGATTTACGCAATCCAGATGTTACAGGTCTAACCCTGTGCCATTGATCACCTTGAAAAAATAGAGCGGTTCCTGGTTTTGACTTAAAAGTCTTATATCTAGGATCCTCTCTAGGACTATATATCTCCAAATCGAACTCCCCTCCTCCGAAGTCATCATTGAGAAAGAGTGACATACTAATCTTTCTTACCTTACCCCTGACAGGTGTTGGATGTTGATCCACATGCCAGTCATAGAAGTCTCCCTCTCCGTAGATACCAAACTGCACAGGTTCTACGCCATCGATTTTTAAGTTCCACCTAGCGTCACGATTTATTTTTTTCTGCATACGCAAAAGCATGGTCAGAAGATCTCTGTCTCCCAACCATGCCACTTCAGAACTTCTTGTGTCTCTACTACTGTTGTGTATAGATCCCTTTTTCCAGTTGAGGTTGGGCGAACTAATCGCTTTCCTCACGATATTCATTGCATCTCTGTTGAAAGAGACTTCCTTATAGAATAATCCATAATTCATTATCAGAACCCACTTTGAAACCTCTTCCACTCAATGGCATTTTTGATGTGATAGGTGCGGTTGTTAATCATCCGCAAGACCCCATCGAGAAAGAAGAGCACCTGGTCTATGTAGTCAATCTTGAATTGAAGTTTTCCGATCTCTTCATCCGCTTCAATAAACATTGAGATCTCTTCCTTAGTGGTAAGTTTGAGATCAAACGGCATTTCTTTATAGACTGAAGATGGTGCCTTACCTTTGTAATACAACCACTTGTCTTTGATCAACTGTTTCATTTCTCTCTCCCTCTCTCGCTTCATGAGGGAGTAGGTGTTATGAAATTCCATGTACTTCATATGAAGTTGAGGAATTGCTAGTGAGTCATTATCATGCAAGTCATCATCCAGTTTGGAATCAGTCTTCCACATTTCCTGTAGTGTTTCTAAGTTCATCACCAAAAGAATACTTTAGTTTTATCGCTGCAAGGATCCATGCCTCAGATAAAGATTTGGGTCCTGTTTCAATTAGTCTAGCATGTTTCCATTTCAATTTGGGGTCTGCATATGCCCTTTGTTTCCAGTTATCCATCAACGACGAGTAGCACTGTTGACATTTCTGATTTCGTACAGAGTGTATTGAAATGTTGCACTGGCAGTGAAGTATGAATTATCTCCACCAGTCACATCAAAATTCAACGTTGTTAGTTCAGTTGGAAAGAGATCCTTGAATACAACATCAAAGTTTGCATTGTTATTGTTATTCAATACCTGCAAAGTTGCATCCGAAAATCTAGCATCTTCGGTGGGACTTTCTGCATATCTATCTTTCCAATCTTTACGTTCATCATAATATTGTGGTGTACCTAAAGCACGAATCCAATTATGAATCTCCATATAATTTTTTAGATCTTCATCAACGATGAAGTCAATAATCAAAGATCCATATTGAATGTTACCCTCTCTAGGAAGAGGGACCATGCCAGCCGTCGGAATATTCACAGTTCCCAGTGTCATTGCTGGAATATCCGCTCTCTGGCACAAGAACGACACTTTCTTTGCTTTATCCAATAAGAATAAAAATCCAATCGGAGAAAGAAAGTTTCGATTTGTTAGTTGATCTTGATACCAGTTTGCCATTTTGTTATACGTTGGTGTTTTCTAACCATGATGTAGCAATGAATTTTTCCCCACTAAGAGGTGGATTTCCCCTATGAACATGTGTCCATCCTGCTGGCCAAATTACAACTCTACCTGTCTTGGGAGTAATTCTTCTGGATTGGTATAAGAATTCTGTTTCTCCACCTTCAAAATCATCATTTAGATATAACATTGTGGCAAGTATTCTTCGCGAATTGCATTGTCCTGAATTTTCACAATGCCAAGAATGATAACCCTGACCAGGAAGTGTTCTTTGAATATTAATATAATGCTGTTGAAAGTCCTCGTATTGTTTTATGTGTTTGTACTGTTCTTCATAGATTTCTAAACCCCTTCCAATAGTTTCATTGTAAAGATCGGCAAATTCAACAGAACCATGATTCTTTATAGTCAAAAAGAAACTGTGCCCTGTTACCTCATCGTTCCGTTTTGATTCGGATCTGTGAGCATACAACTTACTCGATTTCATATAGTTGAAGTAATCAATGAAGACACTGGGGTCAATATCAGTATCAAAGATTCCAATGAAATCTTCAAACTCAACATTAGTAATCATATCAAATCATTCAGTGTTACTATTTATCTCACAGTTTGAACTGTTCGTACCAAGAGTTAGCAATATACTTTTCTTGCTTGAGGGGTGGATTCCCTCTGTGCATATGAGTAAATCCTGCTGGCCAAATTACAACCCTACCTGCCTTAGGAGAAACTCTACGATGTTGATGTAAGAACTCAGTCTCACCACCTTCATGAACATCATTAAGATACATCATTGTTGCAAGAACTCTTCGTGTATATCCCATGTCATTATTTTCACAATGCCAAATGTGATATCCTTGAGTTGGAATTGTTTTCTTTAAATTGATGTGAAGAGTTTGAAACTGATAATCTCTTATCTGAGTATATACATTTGCGTATTGATCCAGACAGTCTGCAACAGTATCATTGAATGTCTTTACATAATCAGTAACTGTACGACCAGGTATGTTTTGCAACAATAAAGTAGTATCATGAACATTGAGAGAGGTTTTCATGTCCTCCCTTTCAGTTTCATTGCGATGACACCAGGATATATTTGCTTGTTCTGCTCTATCGTAATAATCAATAAATGGTTGAGTATCAATATCAGTATCAAAAATACCGATAAAATC